TACTTACAAAGCTTTGAATAAATTAATACAAGGATCAGCGGCAGACATGACAAAGAAAGCAATGGTAGATTTATACGACGAAGGCATTGTACCGCACATACAAATACACGATGAATTAGACATCTCAGTTGAATCTGATAACGCGGCAAAGAAAATAATTGAAATAATGGAGAATGCTGTTAATTTAGAAGTTCCCAATAAAGTAGATTATGAATCAGGTAAAACTTGGGGTGATATATATGGATAATTATGGCTTACTT